CCACAGGCCATGCTGGCGGGTTGTTGAACCGTTCCAGGCCCCGCGTGCAGCACGTTTGCGTTTTCCAGCCTCGCAGCAGCGCAAGCACCATGTCCAGAGAAAAGGGAATGGGGCGTTCCTTAATAAGGGTTTTCATAATTTTTTGATAGTTATTTCTTTATTTCATCAATCAGGCGCAAAATCTCCTTTTTGTGCCTGTACATCACGTCCTCGCTGACGCCCAACCGGTCACACAATTCCCGCCATGTGAAGGAGCGGGGATCACCTATCCCAAGCATTTTGACCAGGATGCCGGCATTCAGGGCAATGTGCCACAGGGTCAGATCCATGCTGCCAGGATGCACGCGGAAAAGCCTAAAGAACTGTTTTACCACCTCTTCACGCTTCGCGTGGTAATATTCATCCAGCAGCACAAGCTGATCATCCGTGAATTCATCCCGCGGAAAATCAGCGGGCAAGCCTTCCCCCGCTTCACTATCCGCCAGCGGGCACCCCGGCAGTTGTTCCATATCCTTCACACGTACCCGCAAGTACCAAGCTGCATATTTATTGCTCATGATTAAGTGTTAATTGTTAAGAATTCCCAGCTTGATCTTGTTTTTTTTCAGGGTCATGTGCAGATCCACAAACAGGGACGTTCCTATTTTCACCATGACTAGGGTTCCATTTTTCCGCCATTGGCGCAGGGTTTCGTTGCTGGGGGCGCTTTCCGGTAGGAACAAGCCCGGTGTTTTTGGCAGATCGTACAGGCGGCAAAAGCGGGGCAAGTATTTGATCTGATCCCCCGCCGTCTGTACGTTCCCCAGGGCCGCCACGCATTCAGGATTCATTTTTTCCATCTCTGTCAGGATTCCCTCCTTTCTGCCCTGATACCTTGACGATTACTCCGACAAGGCCCAGCAATTCATTCAGACGCTTCACAGTGATTTCTGATACGTCCATGATTTGAGCCAAAAGGAGCTCTGACAAGATAGCTCCTGCTATCCCTTCCAGTTGTTCCCGTGGCATGCTTTCCACCATTCCACGGGCTGCACCCACAATATGTTCAATGACTTCTTTCCCCTTTGGATTGATCAGCCTTGTCTTGTAGATACGGGCTCCAGGCATTTTTTCGCCTGGGGCGGTCTCATTGTTTGCGGTATTGTTTTTCATTATTGTTGTATGTTGATATTTAGTTGTTATTGATTTTAATGCCGTAAGAGGCCAAAGCTTTTGAAACGTACTTGATAAGAGGGTGCCCTTTTGAGGGATCACGTTCCGCAGCCTTCAGGGCTACGGCATACAAGCACATGACATGCACCAGGACTTGCGCCTTCATTTCTTCCGGCCATGTTGCCACGGCGGCGTCCATGTCATCATAGAGCGTTCCGCTAGATTCGATCAGGTGATCAGGACAACGCCGGGCCGGACAATTTTTGTTAGGGTACATTATTGTAGGGTGAGGGTTATCCCAGGCTAAGATCCGGATCAGCGCCGCTTACCACTACCGGACGCGGCACACCCGCAGCCCCAGCCGCGGGCATAGGGGCCGGAACTGGGGGCAACGCTGCCACCAGGGAGGCATTCCGCCCCTGACGGGACAACGCCTCCCTGGTCAGCAACGTGGAAATATCTATTCCCGCTTTTGCCGCTTGAATGGCAAGTGTGCCATACGTTAAGGCCGGAATAGCAATATCTATTGTACTATTTTTAGTTGTTTCGTCCTTCATTGTGCACAAATAAATACTAAAAATATGAATGCCTGTCAACCCCAGGAGTCATATTTTTAGTTGGCAACGTTTTTAACGCTTGCTGAAATAGTCCTATTTTAGTAATTCTTCGACATGGATATTTCTGTTTCCGATATTAAAAAATGGCTAAAAAGAATCAAAAAAGATCGTAAGTGGCTGGCAGATCAATTATTTGTAAGCGTTTATACGGTGAGAAACTGGCTAGCTCCTAATTCTTCTATTCCCATACCAAAAGCAAAACTTGCATTCATTCGTTCCTTGATGGAAAAAACGCAAAACGTTGAATGCAAAAAGGTTAATTATGATGACGTTCTTACTTTTTCCGTCCGCTTGACGCCGGAAGAATGGAAAGCCCTGCTCCCCCCCCATCTAGATCCGAAAGACCATACCGCCGCGGAAAAGTATATCCGGAACCTTCTTCAATCCATTGTGGATTCTACGCCCCCCATGCCGCGCCCCCAGGATCCAGACAACAACGCATGACCTCGCTTTCTACCCTACAAAAAAGCCGTCATCCTGAAGGGTGACGGCTTTTTCTTTTTCAGGAATTACTGGACAACGCCAGGAAAGCACGTTATCACGGAAGCATGGTCACAAAATACGCAAATATCATCATCATTTCTCTTCTTTCCTGTATTGTTATCCTGTTGAGCGTGCTGACATATTCAGCTTTCATTCCTGATCCGTCCCAAGACGCTATTATACAGCCCACACAAGCCCAAACAGAATATGATTACAAGTGGTTCCCCATTGAACCAGTCACGCTTATTGCTAGCAATAGGATGAATTACGAAAAACAGATTCCCCCGGATATTATACACTTCCCGGACGGATGGGAATATGTTGCCCCTCTGCATTCTGGGCTGGCTGGTGTTGAGTATATTCTTCTGCGCCGGCCAAAAAACGAACGGACTCCGTTTAAACGAAAGATTAAAAAAGAACGTTATGATTCTTCTTCTCAGAAATTGCGAGATTGGAAAAATGCAGCGGGCATGCTTGATATGACCATAGGCCCCGCTAAATGAGCTTGTTACATTCAGCCGTCATCCTTCCGCGGGGATGACGGCTTTTTTATTTCTAAACTGGACACAAAAAAGGGCGATCACCGGAGTAACCGCCTTGTTTTCATCAAAATCTGCATATATTTCAATCCACATTTCCGGCTTTCGCCGGGAATGAAATTAGTAGGGCCTTTATCCCCAACCGCCAATAGGTTTCAATCCACAGCCCCCGGAGGGCTGAATAAGCGACCGCCTTGCGGCGGCCGCCTGTAAGGAATCAGAATGAATCTAATTCAAAGACGCCAAATATAAATTTTTCAGTGTCCCCGAATAGGTTTCAATCCACAGTTACCCGTTTCCAGGTAGCTGACTGTTCAGAAAGAACAGTTCCCTTTTCCCACACTTCCAGCCCTCATGCAAAATTTTTTTTCATCATCATCAACTTTTCTCTTGCTTTTGTGTACTAGGTGCACTAAATTGACCTTGTTGACGGGAGGTAAGGAACCCGGAGACACAATCCAAAACAGAAAGAACAAGACAATGAACAATTACGAAATCATCGAAGACAACGCCGGCACGCTCCACATGTATGTTTGGACCGAAGAAGGAAGCCTGATTTTCGGCTCTCCTGTCCTTCCGGAAGACATCCAGCTCTGCATTGCCGACGTAGAAAACGCCGCAGCCTGGGACGAAGATTTAGAAATGCTTTGCTACCTGATGGAAGAAAAAGAACTGGCCACCTTGGAAGAAGCCAGAGAAGCCTATTATGAAAATCTCACCGGCTATGAATACGGCTGGAGCCTCATTGCTGACAACGATGACATTTATACCTCCCACATGGGAGGCGCCGGAATGCAGGCTTTCGGCCTTGACGCAGCTTAAACAACCCTGTAGGGATGCCGTAAACCCACGGCATCCCCGCCACTAAGAAAATGACCCCGCAAGAATTTATTGATTATCTCGCAGAAACTCATAACATCAAACCTTCCCAAGCCATACTAAAAGCGGCTGAACTCCTGGCCGTTACTAAATGGCTTGTGTATCGCTGGCTTAACGGCGAAAAAAATCCCCATCCCGGCAAGCTGAAACACATGCAAAAAATCATAGAATGCGACGCCCTGGAAAAACGGGTGAAGGAACTGGAAGAAAAACTTAATCAACAATAACAAAATGGGACGTTTATCAATCAAAGGCAAACTCCAAAAAGCCCGCACAAAGGGCAAGGTTGTCTCCATCCTTTTGGAATGGTCTAACAGCTATCAGGGCCAGTTTCACGGTTTGATCCGGAAAATGAACAAGGCAAAAAAGGAAGGTGATCTCCGCACGCTGGGCTTTTACATTGGCGAACTTGACGGATTACAAAAAAAGCTTTTCACAGGCTTTTTGACAATCACGCAACAACTGGTACAGCCGGACGGAGCACTAGACCCTGAAGACCAGACCCCGTTATGGATTGAAGAAGAGTGATTCTTCATTGCCCCGGCCTGATTCCCCAGGCTGGGGCTTTTTTATGGAGAAAATAAAAAAGGTGTACAAAGTATACTTTTTTTCTTGATAAAAAGAACACAATGTACTAAATTACACTCATGCCACGGAAGAAACGAGAGTTAAGGAAAGACCTTCTCAAAGCGGGTTTCAAGGAATTCCCCGGTAAGGGTTCCCACCGGGTGTTCAGGCTGGGGGCCCTGTCATGGGTGCTCAGCGGACAACTGGGGGACGATGCTGACCACTACCAGGAAAAAGCCGTGAAGAACCTGATGGAGCAAGCCAAAAAACAAAGGAAGGGTGAATAACCCTTCCTCCACTCTCAACCCTGGACAAAAAATTAGTAAGATATGAAAACGAAAACACACTATACGAGAATAATTTACTGGTCTGACGAAGACGGAAAATACCTGGGAAGGCTCCCGGAACTCACCCCTTATCCCTGCGTAAGCGGTCAAACAGTGGAAGAAGTCAATGCCGAACTGGACGAGGCGGAAGAAGCCTTACTGGACGCACTGGGGGACGATCTCCCTGTCAGGGGCGTCCGGGTAGTTGTTCCGGGCTCCCGGCGGAATTGGATTGTAAAAAACAAGGTAGGCAAATTGCGTCAATCCCTGGACATGGGGCAGAAAGAATTTGCTGCACTCCTGGGCACCTCCATATCCACCCTGAAAAAATGGGAAAGCGGGGAACGCACTCCATCAGGAGCGGCGGCCAAACTCCTGGAAGTGCTGGAACGCAATCCGGACGCCGTTTTAACCAAGTAACAAAAAAGGCGCCCTCCAAACGGGGGCGCCTTTCTTTTTGTCGGCATTTACAGCCGGGCAAACTGGACGTGCATCCAGTCATAATTCCGCTCACGGCCCAGGGAAACGGCTCCGTGCGCCTCCCATATCTGCCACCACTCTTCACACTCCGGACGGGAAAGCCCAGCGTGGGGGGCCTTGCAGGAATAGCTGTTCCGCTCCGGATCAAAGTCCAGGGCAATCCCCCAGGCGTGCATACTCTTGCTTTTGCCGGTGGCCGTGCTGCGGTCATTGTAGGAACCGCCGTACTGGTCCAGGTGCAGGGCGCGGATCCGGTCCAGGCCGTACACTTCCAGCACTTCCGCCAGGGCCTCCTTGACGTCCTGGGCGATCGCCTGATGCACCCGGATCGTTTTCACGGGCCGTCCCTCATAATACAGGGGGTAGGGCGGGGCAATGGAAACAAGGTTGCCTTCATCCCCTGGCCGGCCAAAGATGGACAGGCCGGCCCGGACGGACGCCTGGGAAGGCCAGGAACGGGGCAGGGCAATATCCAGGGCGGCGGCAATGCCGCGGGCCGTTGCAGGGCCTGGAATGCCGTCAGGAGCCACCTTCACGGCGGCCTGGACCGCGGACCATATTTCATGGCAGCGCAATTTCAGGGCTACGGCGGCAAGCGTCTTCGGCCCCGGCAAGCCGTCCGGAACCAGGTTTAACGCCCGCTGGACGGGTTTGAAGTCATCACATTCTTTGATAATCATAGAGTTATTTTTCTAATTTTCTTTCAATTCCATTGATGCGGACGGCCAATTCCTGAAGGGCTTTCCCCGTTTCCATCTGGGCGGCGGATTGTTCGTGCATGACGGCAAGCATTTTGTCATTCCAGGAGTCAAATTTTTCGCCCATCCAGTACGCCACCCAAAAACCCGCGATCATGCACGCGGTTGTTTTGTGCCTGTCAATCCAGTCTACGAGTTTTAAATACCATTCAGCAGCCTTGCACATGACTTACTTTTTCAAGGATTGCACGACGGGCGGCACGTCCGTTTCCGGCTGGGCCTGAGAATAGGACAGGTGCCCCTGCTCAATGACGAGACAGGAGCCGTCCTTGCATATCTCCGTCCGGTCCGGCGTCACGTCTACGGAGTGCCCGCAGCCCTGGAAGAGGGATAAGCCGAGCATCCCCACAGCGGCGGAAGCCAAAGCCAGGAGAGCCTTTTTCCACCAGACGGACGCACCGGAAGCCTTGATACCGAGATATTCTTTCACGTCATTCAGCGCGTGCGTGGCTATGATCGGGATGGCCTGTTCAGCGACGGACAACCAGCCGTGTTTCTCGGCTGCTGTGAGATCATCCCAAAAAATGGCAGGCTCTTCTTCTGTTTCTGCCGTTGATTTCGAGGCCTTGAATTCATAATAGAAATTCTTGGCAATTTCCAAGGCGTGATTGCATTGATTATTAGTAGTCATTTGATTATGTTGTTATTGGTTAGTAGTTGTGAAGTATTTGAAAAACGCCACGGCGGCGGAATCCGTGATGATGAATTCGGGGTAGTCCGCAGACGTGAATGTCCGGCGCCCTCCGGTCTCCGCGTGTACGGCCTCAACGGTCAGATCAACAGACTCACCCCACTCTCCTGCCCCATCAGGCGGAGGGAATGGATAATCACGCAACACGTGACCTAACCTCGCCAAAACCTGCGCCGCCTGCCAATCCTCACCCAGTCCCACCAGCGCGGCTACCACGGAAGCCAGGGCTGGGGCTTGGTCGGCGGGGATGTCGTCTTGCGTGTAGCGGTCCGTGTGGACGTAGCCCTCCGCATCCTGATAGATGGCCGTCAATGTGAATTTGTCCCGCTCGCTGGGCTGGGGGAACTGTATTTGTATTTCTGCGTTGTTCATCCTATTGGTACGTTAATATCTTCAAAATCAGTCGTTTCTTCGGTTTCAATGGCATTTTCGGCTATCGCGGCCAGGGCATAGTAAACCGGGTTGACATTGCCCGGTTGGTAGTTGGTGCGCTCCGCAGACCCGACAAGGATAGCAACGCTACCGTCTGCAATCCCCGGCACGTCTGACACGATGCGGTTAAACCCCGTCCCCGTCTCAAAGGTTGTAACGCCGCGGACCGTAGCAATCATCCACAATTGCTGAATGCTACCGCTTCCGGTCAGCACCCACAATGCACCGTAAGTATCACCATAATCCCCCGCAATGTAGGAGCGTGGCTCATATTGCTGATAGATGATCTTGTTGACGATGTAGGGAATTGGCTCATTGCCGGAAGCCGGGATAAAGCTGGTTGTGGTTTTAACCTTCCAGATCTGCGTGGACTCGGTACAGTATATTTCACGGACGCGGATCACATAGCCATTGCGGGCCGTATCGCGCACATTATCAAACGTAATATCCAGTATCTCCCCGGTATTGTACGCCAGATTATTACCGGGAATGATGCTGTATGAGTCCAGGGATAAATCTTGCCGCGGCGTCTTGCTCCCGCGCCCAATATCTACGGTGATTTTGCCAGCCGCCGTTAATTGGTAGGGGATGGAAAATCCGGCGAAACTGGAATAATTCCATTGGCCGTGCGGCCCCGTGAAAGTATGTATAACAGTACTGTGCGTATTGGCCGGGACGTTTGTCTGCGCGTACTGGCCAGGTATCAGAATTTTAGTAAATGCCGTACCTGTCGCCGTAATAGCGCCCGTGTTCAGGTAGACATGCTGTGTATAGATGTTGGTTGCTCCGGCCATGCCTGCGGCATACAGGCGGTTGACGCCCATCATGTCCGTTGGAGCCCCGGCAGCCAGCGGGATATTGATGCCGCCATTGGCGTTGATCATGGCGTCATAGGTCTGCGGCTGTGTCCAGTTATAGGATCCGGCGGGATTCACGTCTCCCGGATCTCCTTTCTCACCGGGCGCACCCTGGGGCCCTTGAGGCCCAACCGGGCCGCGTTCTCCTGTCTCCCCCTGGGGCCCTTGCGGTCCAACCGGTCCACGTTCGCCTGTCTCCCCCTGGGGCCCTTGCGGTCCAACCGGGCCGCGTTCTCCTGTCTCCCCCTGGGGCCCTTGCGGTCCAACCGGTCCACGTTCGCCTGTCTCCCCCTGGGGGCCTTGCGGTCCAACCGGGCCACGTTCGCCTGTCTCTCCCTGGGGCCCTTGCGGTCCAACCGGTCCACGTTCGCCTGTCTCCCCCTGGGGCCCTTGAGGCCCAACCGGGCCGCGTGCGCCTGTCTCCCCCTGGGGGCCACGGGGGCCTTGCCCCAGGATGATTTCCACCCGGCCCGTTTCCGCGGCGGGTATGGTGGCCGTCACATGCCATTCCTGCCGCCGCTGCGGATCCGCGGGAGTGACCCGCGGGGCAATGTCCATTTCCCCTTTCAGGATCGGAAATTCCGCCCCGGAAGGGAAGGCAAGGAAAACGTCATAAAAAGCCCATCCGGCGGCAAGCCCCGGAAAGTTAATAGTAATGCAGTTATCCGCAGAAATGGCACTGCATTTCAAAATCCGGCCACACACGCCGCCGCCCCGGCAAGCGGCCCGGATGGTGCAGCCGGATAGATCCACATTCGGCGGGGGAACAAGCGTTAAAACCAGATCCCCCGGCACGTGCGCCGTGGCGTGAATATTGAATGTAGCGGGCTCTTGCATATACTTATATCCCTGCTGTCTCTTTTGGCTTTTATTTCGCCATGACGATTTGTCCGGGCTGCCAGCGGTCCAGAATTTCCTTTATTTCCTTGAGCGTCATAGTTTGTTTCTCTGTTGCTCCCAGGATGGACGATGACATGCCCAGGCTCTTTCCGCCGTTGCCTACCTCAACGCCGCTCTGCTTGATAATGTCATTCAGGCCGGGGCCTTCCCCCAGGGCTTTCTGACGTTCCTGGATCCGGTCCAGGGCTACGTCACGCCGGGCCATGCCGGCGGCGTCCTTTTCATCCATGCCCGCGGATTTGTAGCTTTCCGTTTTTTCCCGCAGGGCCATTTCATCCCGGATCTTTTGCGCCCGCTTGTCCAGCCCCGCAATTTCCGCGGCAAGCAAGTGTTGATTCTGCCGGGCTCCGGATTCCATTTTTTCATAATCCTTCCGGGCGTCAGCCAGTTCTGCATATTTTTTCCGCAAGTCGTCCAGGGCTTTAATCTGCTTCATAATGGCGTCCGTTGGCTCCTGCCTGGACAAATCCGCAATGCGGGCCGTGATGCCGTCCATCCCAGGGGCGGCGCCCATGCCACGGGCCTTCTGGTCCAGCCATTCCCCACGTTCCCGGAGACTCTGTTTTTTGTATGTCCGGTCAGATTCACTTTTCATCCAGGCTTCTTCCAGTTCCCGGAGTTTCTTCCGGTTCTGCTCCGCCTGCTTTTCCGCCTTTTCCCGCTCTTTGGCGAGTTCTGCCAAGCGCTTTTCCGTGGCGGCCTGTTCCTGGATCCGGGCCAGGGCTTCCACGCGGGCGGACTTGTACACGGTGTAAAGATCCGTCAGGCTATCCACCACGGCGGCTTGATTTTTCCAAGCTTCCGATTCTGTGCCGGCATCCGCAGCCACAGCTTCCAGTTCTTCTTCCGCACGCCGCAAATTATTCAGGATCCTGTCTCCAACTGCGTTGACGTCCGTTTCCGTTTTGGCCGTCTTCATGCCCTCGTCAAACGCTCGCCATTCATTGTCAAGAAATTGCCCCTTCCGCACACGATCCCCCGCCAGGGTGCGGGCCTCATGATCATCTTCCGCGCCGGCGGGCGCTGCCGGCGCTCCGGCAAGCTGCCGGTAAATGTAGGCGATTCCCTCACCAACCGCCACCACGGCCAAGCCAACGCCCGTTGAAATGATGGCGGACTTAATGGCGATCATGGCGGCGCGGACGGATGCCGCAATTCCCGCGGCGGCGGCGCGGACCACGCCCGCAGCGGTGGCCGCCCCCGTCCGGATCGTGTTCCACAAGCCCGCCCAACTGCCCTTAGCGAGCAATACCCAGGAGGACATTGACGTAAGGCTGCCTTTTGTCTGCGCCATGGCCGCCACCATTTGAGACCGGGACGTGAGAAAGGCCGCCCCGATCCCCAAAATGGCCGTTGTGACATGATCCGCATTATCCGCTATAAGGGCCAGGGCGGGCCCTACCGCTTCGCCGAATGCTATTGCCGCATCAGCGGCCCGGAAAAGAAGATCCCCCGCTTTTTGGCCCCATTCTGCGGCTCCGTCCCCCCAGCCCACCAGCCGGGAGTCTACTTGCTCCATCAGGGCGCTTAATGGTTCCAGCAAGCCGGCGCCAAAATTTTCTTGCAGATTGCCCCAGGCGTTTTCAAAACGTTTCAGCAATCCTTCCCAGCTTTTCCCCACTTCCTGTTCCGCGTCTTTCAGGGCGCCGCCGTCTTTGGCAAGCTCACGGATGGCCGCGGCCACGTCGTCAAAGCCAATGCCTTCTTTCAGTTTTTCCTTCAGGGCCTCCCCGGACAGGCCAGACGTTTTTTCCACGGCTCCCAACAGGTCCACCTGGGCGGCGTTGAACGCCTCCATGATTTCCGACGTAAAACCCTTCAGGCCCCCGGATCCCTTGACCATGGCGGCCACCAGGGCATTCATCTTGCTCTGGTCCCCCTGGGCAATCGTAGCAAGCTGGCGGACCAGATCCGGCGCAAAGCTTTCGGAGATGCCGCCCCGGATTAACTGGGCGGCATTTTTGAACATTTCCGTGGGGGTGTATTGTGACGTCAGGGCCCATTCATTGATGTTTTCAAGAATGCGGTGCGCTTCCGCTGCGCTGCCCGTCAGGCCCGTCAGTTCTTTTTCCACGCGCTGGATAGCGGCGGATGGTGCCACAAAATCAAACGCCTTTTGGACGGCCCCGTCAATAGCGGCAAAAGCCGTTGAAACCATGTCTTTTACACCTGTAAATGCAAGGCCCAGCCGCGCCGTTTTGGCCGTGGTGGAATTCACCAGGACGTCCATGGACTTCTGAATTTCCGTCAGGGCTTGCTTGAATTCGGCGGAATCCGCTCCCAGTGTTACAGTTACATCAGACATGACGACAAGAAACGGTTAAAAGCCCAGGAATCGTTCCACGCGGTCCATGGTGGCCCGGGAACTGTTTTTGGAAAACAGGGCATACCGGGATCCGGTCCGGACCAGCACCATGACTTCCTGTTTCTTCACTTCGTCCACCAGCCGCCGCTTGTTGTGAAAGCCCGTGATGATATAGGCCAGGGGATCCAGATTGTTCGGATCATTCAGCCAGTTCCAGTCTTCCCACCGGGCCAGCACTTGATCCATGGTGTATTTCCCGTCACGGCTGCGTTTTCCAAACCACCATGTGACCGCCCCACCGGGCCCCGCTATGCCTTCGCCAATCACACGGGAAAAACCCGGCGTGTCATTAAGGAGGGGGAACCCCAGTGTGATCAGGCATGCGGCAAGTTCCGTGTTCCGCGTGCTGTCAAAATCTTCCGGCGTCAGGATGGCGCCCCCGTTTCCGATCTTATTATCTGGCATAATATTTATAATATATTAAAAT